TTCTGGCTTTACAGAGTATTGATCATTTGTCTCGGCAGCAGTCTTTGCCAGCATCTTTCCCACTTGATCTGCACATGCAACAGCTTCCGCGCTCTTCTCTCCTATACCTGGGAATTTTGCATGTACTTTCCGCTGTACTATTGCCTTTTCCTCCGGAGTTCCATGCTGTGCTACACGAGCTAGAGCATTTCTCGCGTGTGCTGCGTCGGGGACAGGATATTTTCCCTTAGAGCTGCCTACAATCTCGTTAGCTACTCCAATTTTCTTCGCCTTAGCTGCTGGAATAGCAAACTTACTAGAAGGTAAAGACTCTCTCTTCTTCAGAGTCAAATCTGCTGCTACTTTTCCTTCCAACCGATCAAATACAGTAGAATTCTTGTCTTTTCCTTTGTGCATAGCAGCCGCCGTACCACCTACAGCAGCAAGACCAAGACCCGCACGGGTACCAAGTATCTTCTTACGCTCTTTGGAGATGTCTTTATCAGCAGCAGCACGTAGCTCACCTCGCATTTGGTGAGCTACGCCGGGTTTAAGTATTCCGGTACGCTGATATTGCCGTTTGAGTTCGTCTTCAATCTTACCAACGCCTTTACCACTAACTAACTCTGCACCTCTCTCAACTCCCCCAAGTACTCTCTCCAAGATAGAAGCAGTCTTAGTCTCCGCATCCCTACTTCCTACATCGGGGTCATCTGTAGTTTTGATCTCACGGGGTACAAATGGTGTAGTAGGTTCTGGCTTACCCGTAGATGACTCAAGAAGCCGCTTTCCTGACTCTATCCCCGCCGTGTTATTCAATGTCGCGATTGTTGATTCAGTAGGAAGTTCTGGAGGTGTTGTCTTCTTAGGTACTGCCTTTTCCGTGGCATCTAGGTACTCTCTCACCGGCCCATCATTAGGCAACTCGGGTTCTCCTGCTGCTACTTTGGTGAGACCAAGAACATGCTCCAACTGCTCGACGGAGAGGGAGTCATAGAACTCTTTCAGTTCCGCACCGGCCGTCTTCTCCATGCTCTCTTTGTATAGGTTGCTCAAGAATGAGTCCATTTGATCAATCTCCTGTTTGTGGTAGGCTCTGAATTCTCTGTTGTAACTGGCCGGGGCTCTCTAGTCCTTGGCTCTCTCGTCTAGACTGATTGTACTGTTTAACCTTACGAATCAAGTATGGTGCAGCTATAGCAGGCAAGCCCATTCCTAAAGCATATGTACCGAAGCCCTTACCTAGTTGTCTTTTAGCCAGGCTCATCTGTTGCGGAGAGAAGAGTCCAGTACGCTTCATAGACTTGATCGCATTGATCGAAGCCATAGCCTCTTCTCCCAGGATAGGTGCCACACCAGCAGCCCCCATCAGGGGAGACAACTTGGAAGCATTACTATCGGGGTCTGCCATCGTGGCGGAAGTCAAACCAGCTATGCCCCCTGCGTAAGCTGCAGGTGCTCGTAGTGCATGGGTCAACTTTCCGATTGTGGAGTTGCCAAACAATGCATGGCCAAACTCGTGGGCAGTAAAATGAGGACCTGCCTTCATGGGTGCCAGCACATGCCCCGTTTCCAGGGCATGCAAAGCATCCTTTTTGGACTGTGCCAGTATAGTAGCCTCGCTAGCTAGGGCAGCATCACCCACTTCTTCAGCATAGAAACCGGGACGCTCTCTACGCATCCTTTCTAGTGAGTCTCTGTATTTTGCTATGTTCAACTTAGCAAAAGCCGGCACGTACTTCTTGGATTCGTGCCCGCGCAAGAACTTAGGTAGGAAACCACCTTTCGGTACTGACAAAGCATCCAGCATACCGCCCTCTGGTAAGCCGGTAGTAGGAATTGCGTGACCCATTTGCTTGGTCAAATCTGAGTGCAGAGCTATCAGCTCTTCTGGGGTTGTGCGGGAGTTCAGCTCACTCTTGATCAGAGGGTTCTTTAGCAACTTTGTTCGAGCATACAGGGCACCACCGCTAAGACCAGCTGCACCTAACAGACCTCCAGCTCTCTCAGCACCGTGGACATTGCTAAGTTGACTAGATAGGGCGCCTCTGAGTGCTTCTTGTACCTGGGGGTTCGTTTGATCTTGTTGTTCTAACTTTTGAACAGTCTTATGGGCCTTCGCCTCTCCTCTGGACCTACCGCCCTCACCCCAGGGGCCGTACTTGTACAAATCTGCTGCACCCACCAAACCTGTGAAGGCAGAACTCATCTCATGCTGCCCCATTGACGGGATGGCTAATTTAGTCAACTCGTCTACGAATGCTGCTGCTTTGATCTGACCGGCGAGCAAAGACTTACTCCTTGCTACCAGGAGATGGTGGCTTGGCTGCCTTTGGTGCTGACGCCTTGGGTTGCTGGATATGGATATTCACAGGAGCCCCACTGCCCCCTCCGCCGGCACTAGGTGCTGCTGATGGTCCTCCAGGTGCTGCACCTGCATCAGGAGCCATTGGAGGCCCTCCAGGAGGGCCTCCAGCTGCTTCGGGAGGGGGTGCTGGCTGAGCTTCTGTAGTCGGGGCCATTCCACCTGGTGCAGCTGCTCCTGGGGGTCCTCCTGCGCCTGCATTGGGGTCTTGGCCTGGGAGAGGGGCTACAGGCACTGGTGGTGGGCCTACAGCAGCTGTTGGGTCTTGGGCCAGCATATCCATCAAGCCCTGGCGGTAGGAAGTGATAGCCTGACGTAGGGCAAGAGCTTGTTGTTGAGCTGCCAGGGATTCATTCCTTGCCATCATAGCTTCTTGAGCAGAGGCAGCTGCCTGCTCACCAGACATTTGAGCCTGTCCCATACCTTCCGACTTAGCTGCATCCAGCTCTTGAATCAGCTGTTGCAGCTGACCTTCAAGCATAGAGGCTCGCTCTTCGGCGGCATCAAGGGCTTGGGTAGCTTCATCAGCACGGGTCTGATGGAAGTCAGCCTCATTACCCTTTTGGATCATAGCCATGATTTCATCTACCGGGTTAGGCTGCAAGTCTTGAGGGACCTGGACTACTGGATTAGTTTCCGGGGCAGCATCATTCCCATCATGTTGTTCTGATGAGAAGAGATTGGCGGACCTTTCTCCTTGTCCGGCGTCTACATCATCGTCATTGGTAGAGAGACCATCTCTACCTTGTTCCGCCTTCTTGTGCATCTTATGTAAACGGTCGATGGCACGCTTCATGACATCTTTAGCTGCTGCAATCTTTGGTTGGTTAGCCTGTCTCAGTACAGCTGGAGCAGCCATTGCCGCTCCAATTCCACCACCTATCAAAGCCAACTTCATGTTGCGTGTGTGAGCTGCTTTACCAGCCACATCCACGCTGGCCATACCTCCTGGTATTAAGCCAGCTATCTTAGGCTCTGTGAACTGTTCTGCACCAGCTTTAGCACCGAGGTTACCTACCATAGCTCCGATGCCGGGCATATGGATACGTTCACCTAAGGCATGGCCAGCCATACCACCTGCCTGGCCGATGGCCTCATTGATCGCCCCGGTGGGTCCTTCCTGCATAGCACCTGAAGCAGCCGCCTCACCAATATCTTCCGGGGGCATTATAGATTGAGTAGCGCGGAAGAAGTTACGAAGGCTCCATGCCAGTTTGATCTTAGCAATGGCAGAAGACAACTTAGTAGACATACCTGCAGCATTTGTGTACATGTCTGGTTTGAATGCTTGCAAAGCTGGTTTAGCTGGCATAGCTCCCAATGCTCTGCTGGCACCAAGAGGTGCAGCTGCCTTACGAGCTAGAAGTGCCTGTCCTCCTGCTCCTAGAGCTCCACCTACTGCAGCTCCTGTAAGAGCCCCGCCGATTCTATGACCTGGTTGAGCACTAACACCTCCCGCAGCAGCACCTACACCAGCCCCAAGAGCTGGAGCAATCATCTTGGGGTGTTTGGCAGCCATACCCATCAACTTCTCACCCAGGCCAGCTATGTTGACTGCCTGCTTTTCAATTGATCCGTGCTTGGCTGACCTGTGTGTATCAATCTCTTGCCCCACAGTCTTCCCGGCCACGTTTCCTAGAGCTGCACCTACAGCAGTCCTGAATGCCTTTTCACCTATAGTGTGCCCGCCACGGGAAGCAAGAAGACCCGCTCCAATACCAGCAGCTGTACCCACTCCTTTTCCGATCCTCTCACCACGTGAACGCCTCTGCTTTGCATGCTGAGCAATCTCTTGAGCAGCAGTGTTCCTGATGCCATTGAGAGTTCCAGCCTGCATAGCCTTATTGAAGTCTTCCTGGCTGACAGACACATCAGCAGCAATCTTCAACAGGTCTACCTCTTCCGCGAGTAGGCCACCAGAAGCCAGCTTCATGACCATGAAGTGTTCAGCGGCCTTATCCCAGGGTATTTTCTGGGAAGGAGCCAACAGATTATAGAGGGTTTCTTCGCTCATGATGGCTCCTTAGGCATGTGTGATCACGCAGTACTTCTGACCACTAGCAATAGATATCACTATGTTGACAATGTTTGTTGATGTCACTTCCGTGACTACTACTGGACTAGAGGCAGCAGGCCAGCCTAAAATCGAATTGGCAGTTCCAGCCTTTACTGAATATCCAATTCCATCTACTGCCAATTGCCAACCTTGCGGGGACAATCCGTAGTTTCTCAGTTTTACATTGGCAAGATTAACCTCTGTCGCAAGAACGGGATTGCTCCCCCCCTGCTGTGCCAGTTTCGCGGGAGTTCCAGTTACTCCTACAATCTCTCCCAGCGCGAATGAACCACGATGCTGCCTTGTTTTGTAGACAAGACTGCTCGTCTGGGAAACAACAATGGCTGTGGCATTGCTACTCTGACCCGTTATGGTGTCGCCAGGAACCCAAGCAGTAGCAGGAGCAGCGCTGAGCGTGATAGTTTCCCCCCGAATCTGATCTAAGATGTCTGATGGAGAAAGTCCGGCACTTGTGGGGTCTGCCAAGGTAATAGTATAGTCTGTAGACCCATCATTCACAACAAGGGTCAAGCCATGTAGACCATATACAAGTGCCGGAAGAGGACGACCAACAATAGTTCCATTCAGGAAATCAACCAACTCCGCCGGGCTACTGAATGTGTGATAATTGTACATTGATCTATCTCCTGAATTAGTTGCCGGCGGGTAGAGGTACTAGACTTCCTGTATCTATGAAGTTCTTGAGTGCCTGTATAAGCTCAATCGCAGTCTTTCGATCTAGGGCAATTCCATCTACATCGCGGCCTATACCAGGAACAACAGTTAAGAAAACTTCGGACTTCCCCTTAAACTGCGTAAGAAAGTGTTGAATGCCTGTGTCATTCACAAACAATAGTTGATCCCATTCAGTAGGTTCTATATTTTGTTTATCGTCTGCAGCTGCCACGATGTCTCCTGTTTCAAAAATAATGCCGGCAGAAAGAAAAATCTCTAGCGCCTAGGGAAGTAGTGTTGCCCCAGACTGAACACCAAACCAATAAGGCCGGCAAGAACAGTAAGTCTACCAAATTCCCGAAACTTGACTGACTTCCATTCCGGTACCCACATCACTAACCCAATGAGAATGGCTATGATCGGAATCGAAAAATAGATCCACATGTTGTTGTCTCCTTGTTTGATTAAATCTGAGAAGAAGGCTAAAGAAAATTGATCAGTAGACTCCGTACCAGCCCGCGACGAACCAATACTCGCTGGATACGCCAGAGGGAGAGCCTAGTAGTTGCTGGATATTGAGGGCGACTTTACGCTGTACTTTTTCCTGTTCGTACTTAGTCTGGAAGTCTCTGATCCAATGCATCCACATTGGTGCTTTATCACTTACCGCAACGCTTATTCCGCCGTCCGAGAACTGCAGGAAGTTCCTAGTTTGCAAGATACCCACCGATTGCATAAGGGCTACTGCAGTTCCGCGGAGAGCGAAAGACTGGTAGTGCATCCGGCACAGTTCTTCCAGGGTCATGTAACCTAGGTTAGGTGGTGTACCTGCCCAATCAGACAGGAAGTCCATGATAGCCCAAGCTATCATTCTGTCTGAGTGTTCCTGTCCTTTGATCAAACGATTAAGTTGTGGGTGGTCGCGCATAAAGAAGCGCACGGTCTGGATGAAGGCATTGAAGATAGGGCTTACTCCTGCTACTCCATCCAGACCCTGTAGTTCCTGAGCCATCAGGACTTACCTTTCTTCCGTTTCTTAGGTACTTTTATCTCCCCAGCCTTTACTACGGGCACGTTTTCTGGGGTAGTCAGAGGTATCGAAGCTCCTGACAGTTTCCTCTTGCGGAGTAGTCTTAGGTATTGGAGCCCTTGTTGGTTCCTCGCTAGGTGTAACATTCTTCGCCTTGCCGAAGCTAGGAAGTTTGATCACTCCCAAAGCTTCTAGTCTTTGCACGACTGAGCTATAGGCCACCTCATCAGGGAGCTCTTCTCTAATCTTACCCAGCTGATTCACACATTTGGTGGACTGAGGGAAGATGGTCCATCTTTCTACTAGGAGGGCTCTATCTGTGTTATTGAAGACTTTCACTATGTACTCCTAACGACGCCGCTTTTTGCTCTTTGTCTTTAGATCTTCTACCGGCGTCGAGGTAGGAGTATCGAGAGTCAGTACTGTATTTGGGTCTGGAAGTTCTGATGTCACTTCTTCAGAAGCAGTAGTTGGAGCCGACTCTTCCGGCCTCACCTCTACAGTCACACTATCAACTACAGGAGATACTTCGTCTGTGATTGGAACAACACCAGGAAGACCTTGTGGACCCAGGGATTGCTCACCACAATCAGGACCAGTCATACCAGCTGGGCCCTCAGGACCTGCTCTGAACTGATCCACAGCTGCTTCACCAAAAGGCACTTCTTGATCAGTTCCTAGAGGAGCATCATCAGTTGGGCCAGGTCCTACCCAATCCTTCAAAGGAACGGGCAGTTCACCAGCAGGAGCTGTTGGCTTTTCAAATAGGAGTCTCCAATAATCTGAAGAGATTACCTTCTCTTCCACGATTTGATGTCCTGGCCGCTTTACATATATTCTTCCATCCGACCTCGAATCTACATAGTACTGTTCGGGTGTGGTGAAGGCTAAACGACCTTCACGGAGCTTCTTTAAGATCTCAGACTCCAGCTTGTTGAAATCTTCAACGGATATCTTGAGAGGTCTCTTCGGCAAGACCTTCTGTCCATCTACCCATAAAGCTGCCCTATGCTGGGTAACAGCTACTGCCCGCTGAGCTCTAGAGCTCTGAGCGCGGCACATGTTGTGAATCGTATACATCTTCTCTTCAGCCATTTGATCTATTCTCCTAAATCTTTGATGCGGTGCAATTAGACGCAGTCTAATTGCGATGTGTCATTCGATCTACTTAACTACCTGTAATCTCTGTCGCTGATGAGGGCACTCCCCAAAATGCCCCTTTGCAAAATTGCAGTTCATACATAGTACCTGAAAACCTGGCGGATAGTTATTGAGACGAAGCCACCGATGAATGTGCTGCCCACAGTAAGCTGAAGGTGGGGAGTTACTGTTCTTAGCCATCTCTTTTCTATGAGCAGCACCATCCCCGTTAATATGATCTATGGATAAGAACTCGAACTCAGTTTCTCCGCAACACTTACACACAGCACCGCCGTATGCTTCGAAGGCAGCAACTTTGTCTTCGTGCTTTTTGTCTCGGGCGTACTGTCTATTTCGGTCTCCATTTTGGTGGTATCTATCTCGCCACACTTTTCTACAAGCAGGACAAAGTGTATGTTTTTCACTCACCTTCTTGCTCTTACAACCAAAGCACAAGTGGTTAGTTTTTAGTTTTTCATAGTACCGGGTTACTTGCGCCTTCACACACTCTTTACACGGACCTTCATTCCTTGCCAAAGTGGCTGCATAGAATGCATCCCTCGGTAGGTCCCGGTCACAGTGTGAACATTGTCTAAGCATGTTGTCGTTCATTCGATCTCCTTTAGGGTTATATTGGGCCTGAACAATACCCTTATACCCACAAGGACATCTGATTTACTGCTCTAAAGAAAAAGCGCCAGCGCCCAATTGGAACGCTGGCGCTTACTCTATCACAGACTTACCTCTACGATTCTACCTGGTTAGAAGATTTCCAGCTGCGGGAAGACGATCCCCTCGTCGACACGGTTGTTCTCGGCTCCCAAGTCTTCCTCTGCCTTCGGGATCAAGTTCGACAGCAAGCTGTCAGCATCATTGCTCGTTGCATCAGCGGAGTAGAGCTCCATCTTGCGAACAGCTGCGATGTTGATGACAGATACTGCAATGTCTTCCCAAGACTGCCAGGTGATCAAGTTCGCGATCTTGTCGATGTAGAACTTGGTGTTGTTCAGAATGAAGAACTTCCCGAAGAAGTCCGGCTTTGTGAACAGGTACAGGTTCCCTGGACGAAGAATGTCAGTCTTGACCGTGCGGCAGTACGCCCTGCCCAATAGCAGGTTGTACTTGTATCCCTCAACCGTTGTCTCACTTACAATCTTGTTACCAACATCTTCCGCAGTCCACTGAAGGATGTCATCCCAGTCAACTTCGGTCATCAGAACCATCTCACCACGCAGACGGTTTCCAGATAGCATCTTGAACATGCTCACGAAGTCTGTCTTCTGAACAGGTAGAGATGCCGAAGTGGAACTAGTTGCGTTGCGAGCAAGTTCACCCTTACGTACAGAGAACTCAGCTACCGTGCCAGCCTGAACTGTAGACCAGTTCAGGGTTGTAACGGTATTACCATTGACCTCCGCCTGGAGAGCCTGTACTGCAGCCTCGATGTGGATGCAGAACTCACGGTCTTCGATCTCCTGAATGTCCTTCACCGAGTTGTCTTCAATTACCTTGGTGATGGGCATTTCATATGCCAAAAGTTCCTGCTCCGTCTTCTCGAATTTCTCCGAGGAGATGGTGAAGAAAGCAACTTCAGCACGAGGTGCACGTATAAAACGTGCAGTGGGTTGACCACGGAAGGTCAAAGACATTGCCTTGCTCTTTGGCTCAATGTCTACGATCTTCACCAATGTGTCGTGATTGACGGACCTCTGGCAGTCTGCCCTGGTCACCTGTTGCGGCGGAATGATCTTCCGCGCAAAGGAGACTTCACGCAAACGGTCGCGAATGTACGTACCAGCGTACTCTGCAATCTTCTCTTTGCCTTCGCTGCTATCCAGCTTCTGGGTGAAGAGATCATTTAGGATTCTGGAAGGAACGCTCATGTTATTTACCTCTTGTTAGAGCCTGTTGTTCAAACTCAATTAGCCAAGGGTCTTGAGGAACCTTAGCCGGCCACCATTGTTCGTTGGCATACGAGTTACATAGCCAATCACTAACTGGCTAGCTGTAGTTCCTGCCAAGCCAGACCTGACAGCTCCCGCACCATCATGCATGTCAACTGTATTTGAGATCGAAAGAGGTGCGCCAAGTGCCAATGAACCACCTGAAAGGAATACACGAGTATCAGCCTCATACGGCCCTAACATCAGAACCGTAAGCTTGCCGATTGCCTGCACATCGAAACGTCCCTTCTCGGCCCAAACTGCAAAGCCGAGAACACCTGCGAGTGACCTGACGAGTTGATAGTCTTGGTTCAAGCTCACAAACTCGCCGTCGATGATGCAAGCTGGGTTTGTAGGGTTCACGAGTGCTTTTTCAGCCACCGTGAAATCTCTGCGACCGATGTTCTGGACATCGGTTACGATTTCTAGATTTACGATCATTGGGTGTCTCCTTGTGATGCTACTGTTGCCTTCTATGCCTAGCTTCCCTAACTACTGAGCTAGACCCCCAAGCAGATACGACTCAAGTTGATTCTCCCCGTTTCCGTCTACGTCCCCAGCTACCTTGGCCATCTCTCCATTCGGTGAAGTCATGTCAATCGCTTCTTCAATTGCATCGAGCGACCGACCGCTTGCATGGGCTTCCTTGATCTTAGAGACACGCTCACCCAGTGAAAGGCCAAGATTGATCTTCTTGTCTTCCATAGTCTGAGCAATCTTTGTGATCCTATCAGCCAGTTTGTACCCCTGTAGCTCCTTCTCTGTCTCCGTCAACTTCACCTGGAGTTGGTCCTTCTCAGAAGCAAGCTTCCGAAGGACACCCGGCACTTCGGCATAGACCTGAGCGGCCTGGGCTGCACTGATCTTAGTCTTGTTGTCCATGTGTTCCTCCTAGAAACTAGATCCTGTGTTGAACGGTGATGCCGTTCCCCCACCCACACCCTGACTATCTTTCTCTTTCTCTTTCTGCTTGGATTCGACGATAGACCGAACTTTCTCGGCCTTCGCCTTTGCTTCAGGCGATGCGTCTGAAGCACAACCCTCTTCAGCAATCTTGCTGAGTAGGGTCCTCGCTGCTACAGCCTGAGCTGCTGAGATCTTTACCCCAGCTTCAGCCGTATCAGAGAGGTTGTTCTGAAGGACAGCATCCGTCGACTTCTTCTGAGCTGGTTCATCAAGAACCTCACCCATCTGTTCTTTTGGCTCTGCCTTCGCCTCACGCTTAGTATAGTCTCTTGCTGCTTCATTACTATCAATCATCTTTCTCTGGGATGCAGCCGGCCCAGGAAGAGCAGGCACACCTTCCTCAGAAGCAGTCGCTTCAGGAGGAACATCTGCCAGTTTCTTCATGATACCAAGCACACGATCTACTTGGCTTACTGGAGCAGCAGTCTTTGTTGCCTCAGCAGGCTTGGTCTCTGTAGCCTTTGCAGCTGCTGCCCTCTTCTGTAACAAAGCAGCACTCTGCTTCAGAATGTCCTTGTCCTTCCAGGACTCACTACCACCTGGAGGATTATTGATATCAGTCTCCATGGCCGTACCAGTATTAGTCTGGCCAGGTGATGCTGGGTCTGTACCCGGCTTCATTGGCGGCTGATTCTTCTCCGTCGCCTGTCCTACCGCCTCAGATTGTACACCTGGTGTAGGTGTGTCCAAGTTAGTAGTTGTGGCACCTTCACCCTCTCCCGGCCCTATCTTTGCTTCTGGAGAGCCTGAAGGGGTAGGTGGAGTAATCTCTCCCACCGCGACCTTCAAGAAGTTTTCATTGAGATACTCAATCGCACTGGCCAGTTTAAGGGCCAAAGCGGAAGAGGTCTTGGTGCCCGGCTGATCTGAGTCGTTCCTCTCTGGAATAGTAGCCGGATTGTTGGGTGGTGTATTGGATGCGCCAGGGCTCTTGCTCTTTGCATCCGAAATATCTGTGTTCTCTCCGTTGTGTACGGCTTCGTCATCTGAAGCTGCAAGCTTCTCACGCCTTTCGGCTTCAGACATCGTTGCCGCAACCATGCTATGTAGCGAAAACTTCATCAGGTCCTCCTGGGATCAAACTAAAGGTGGCGGTTGTTGTCATGCCATACTCCCAATGTCTGGGGTGGCTCCTGCTGGAGTCCCAAAATTTGGTTGGGAGTAGTTAGGGCGTGGACCAAACTTTGCCGCCGGTTGCACCAGCTTCAGATTCAATGGACCGGGTGCAGTCGGCGCTTTCGGGAATTGAGTGTTGGTCAGTTTGGCACGAGGAGCCCCAATAGTCTTGGAAACCCAAGGACTATCAGGGGCCCGGACCTCTCCGGCCACCTTGGTCAACTCTTCGAAAAACGCCGACATGCAAATACCGGTCATTGGGGTTGTTGTTGCTATTCGTTCCAAGTCACTGGGTAGCCGTTAGCTTCCAGCATCTCGAGAGCTCTACGCTCTACAGCTAGGTCCAGGGGGGACGCTGTCTTGGTCTCTTCTTTGGCGGGAGGAGCAACAAGGTTACCCTCTGGGTCTACCCAGCCGGCTTCCTTAGCCATAACTAGTGCACGTTGCTCAGCAAGAGCATCAAGAGCAGATTGATCTGCTTCGCCCTTCTTCTCGTGAAGTGCCTTATCTGTGGCCTTTCCTTCGCGCCAACCCTTACGCGCACCATGAATTTGGCCAGCAATTGATCCAAGACCGGCACCAACCAATGCACCAGCACCAGCACCTTTGCCCGCGCCATGCTTGAGTGCCTTACCTAGAGCAGCACCTACTCCAGCACCTACTCCAGCTCCAGCAGCCTGGCCAGCAATACCATGGGTTGTTGCCCTACCGATAGCTCGTGACCACTTGCCACCCGATGGCTTCTCTTCGCCGGCATCCTTTTCGATCTCCTTGCACTCTTGTGCAAACGAGTGAGCCATCACACGGCCCAGGAAGTCTGCCTCTGCCACCTTCTCCGCAGCTTCTGCTTTCTTGGCTTCTGGGGACTCTGAAGAGGACTCACCAGACTCTTTCGATTCCGGGGTCTCTTTCTTCTCTTCTCCCTCTTCCTTCTTTTGGAACTGTGGAGGAAGTTCTGCTTGCTTTTGCAATTCCACGACCATATCAGCTACTTCAGCGTCACTGAATTGGCTAAGGTCCACGTTATTGTCCCCTGCCAGCTTGACTAGAAGCTCAGCAGCGGCCAACTTCACCTGATCATCTTCAGCATTAGCCTCTTGGCCAGTGCCATAGATCTCTGCTAGTTGTGCGTCCATGCTCATTTGGTAACTCCTGTGTGTCTCGGTTGATCGTTAGGTTCCATTGATCGGTTTCTGTGTCTTCGAGGTACGAAGCCTCTAACATCACCGAGGTGTCACGACTTTCTCTGCCATTCTGGTCAGTTTAGCTACTAAATTGGCCGGAAGGGAAGACCCCTGCGAGTGTAGCATACCCAATCCGGCCAAAGCTGCCAGTATGTGGGGATGCTCTGCAATCAAGTCAGTCAAAAAGCCCACAGAATCTCCCTTTCGATCTGACTCTTTCCTGCTGTGCTCTGCAAGAGCGGAAAGTATCTCAGCAGCCCCCACTGCTCCCAATACTGGAGCAACTTCACCAGCTGTCTTATAGAACCCATCCCCCAGCCCTTGGCCGTGGACTTTGTTCCATAGTTCTGTGTCGGAATTGATGACATCGGGTATGTCGTGTAGGCAGTGTGCTAGCTGTTGTAAGTACCCATTATAGGCCGCACTTATCTTCAGTAGGAAGCGGTCTGATGAAGCTATTTTTTCACCCTCTTCCGGCCCCCTTGAACCACCCATTATGATGATTTTGACCATCCGTCTCTTGGCTACTGGTTCCAAGAAACTCTTGTCCTCCATGAAGGGTAACAGTATCTTCTTGAGTACCTCGCTCATTCGATCTGAACCCATCTCCCCCGGGCTCTCTGCATCATCCGTGGGCCCAAACACCATATTATGCCTGTCTAGCTCATCAGCTAATGGCTTGTTGCCCATGTGTATTATGGTGATTCTTTGAAACTCCCGAGGCTTGAGTAACATCCCCATCATCGCGGGAGTAGAAAGAGCTTCACCCATATCAGAAGAACCAAGCCTATCCAGAACATCATTAGGTAGGTCTGGTCTAGCTGGTATGGCTTTTCCACCAAACTGAGAAGGAGTGATGTCCTTTTCTATCTCACCGGCTTTGATAGTAGCTACTTTAGCTCTTGGTATTAACCGGCCCACAGCTGCTGTTTTACAAATAGGGGCCGGCGGAAGAAAGGAGGAACTAGCTGCTTTCTCCATCTGCTCCTCCACATCTGGAAGATATCCCTCATCCTCTGCCACCCTCCATGATGGCACTGTCTCCCCCGTCCCTACTGATGCTAACTTGGCCATCACCTTCGCCGTCTTGTCCGCACCTATGAAGACAAACGAGATATCAAAGAATCGCGGGAAGTCGTTGATAGCATATATCTTCACACCGTTAGGTAAGATCTTATTGAGTTGGGTACGGAGATGCTGACAATAGTCGTTCCTAGTAATAGAGACACCACGTATAGGGTTCTTCTTATGCACCTCTAGAACAGCATCCCCAGGGCTCTTGTGCCTAGCAGGATCAAAGGTAGCTACTGCAGCTTCAAATCTAGGCATATCAGTGCATGCTGAACATCGATCAAAAGGAACTTTCGTTCCCATGCTGACATCCTGGTACATACCCTGATCTATCTTGTCACAGACACTTGTTCCGCCGAATCTGTTTGCCTTGTCTCTATCAAGTTCAATCACCAACTCCACCCGCTTCATCTGGTCATTCCAAGCAGACAACAGTATGTTACCTAGGCTTTTCTCCGGGCTCTTATTCTGATGGTGAGTGTAGATTCCTGCAGTTTGGAATGTCTCGTAGCCATAAACAGGCCCTCTGTGGATCAATGACGCAACGCCGAACCAGTCTCCATTTATATTTGATCCCCAGAATTCTCCAGCACCTAGCGCGTTCACCAACAGGTAAATCTTATTGGAGCTTGGCTTCAATTTCCCAAGTAAATCGCGGACGGAAGGAAGAAGGGGAGCTGCAGTTTTACCCATACCAAAGAAAGCCGCAGCCTTCTCCATATCTCCCGGCTGGAAGACTTGTATGAGTCGCTCACCACTAGGCTGGTGAGCTTGATACTGGCAGACTTTTATGATCACAGACTAAATTACCCTTTTCCGTACATTCTCTCTCCGCCCTTTGACCCACCACCTTGAGGTACATCACCTGGGTTTATCTGGGGAAGTTGCTTTGTGAGCATACCAACCACAGGTGACTGGGAAGGAAGCAAACCCCTATCTTTCTGCACACCAGATACCGACTTTTGAATTCCCGCCAGCATGTTGGCTGTTTCCATAGGCACTGCCGGGCTACCTTCTGGGCCTCTATCCAGCAAGTTGCGTACGAAAGAGCCTGCAATCACGGGGTCAGCAGCCATGTGTGGAGACATATGCCGGAGAGAGTTGTAGTAAGCCTGGACTCTTCCAGCATCCTCTTTTTGAAGCTCTGGATGGGCTTCGATCATAGCCTTGTACTCCATAGGCTTCTTGACCTTGTCTACACCAAAATTTACCATTTGCCTGGCACCACGAATACCAGCATCCAAAGCAAGGCCCGCAGACCCTATGACAGCCGCAGTCTGTAAATTGCCACCAAGATTGTACCCGAATCGTTGACCTGCAGTGTCTAAGGTTGGCTCCCCAGAACGCAGACCCTCTAGTAGAGACTTCAAAAATCCAGGTGCTCTCTTTGCCGCCCCCTCAGCTACTTCACCCATTGCACCTGCTGTTTTCTCTTGAAGAAATGCTTCTACTGGGTTCATTGATCATATCACGCGGAAATTCTTTCCTTAGGGGAAAGAATGCGTGTCCTCCATGTGTTATAGGTTCTAAATTGTACCTCGGGTAGCTTACTGATCGTACCCCTGTGCTTTTAGCTGTCTTTGATATTTCCACTCATCTAACTTGTTCTTTGCACCTTTTCCGCCCTTATACACCCCATAACCTACCCCCAGTGTAGGTGCTGCTGTAATCAGGCCAGTAAGAGCTTTAGGTGCTCCGACACTACCAAGATGCCCTGCTGTAGCCTGAGCACCTGCATTTGCAGCATTCCACAAGTGCCCGGTGGTTCTTCCTATCTTGCCGGCAGCATCCCCTACAATCCCTGCTGTCTTTGTTCGCAGAATACTCAGGGCCTTAGCATATTGAATTGGTGTCATGACAGCATCCCGTGTAGCTTAGATCTAACTTCCGTGAGCTGCTCATCAAGTACTTCAATGCTCTTTTGCAAGATATGATGCCCATGAGCAACCTTAGTGAAGGCTACAAACTGCGCCACCAAGGGGTGAGACGGATTGGGCAATGTACCAGCACTGGCAGTCTTGTTTAGAGACTTCCCCAGCTCTTCTTCGGAATGACCACGAGTCTGGAGCTGCTTTACTACCAGGGCCATGGCCTCTTTGAACATAGGAGCATCAGGGGAATGACTGGCCCAAACTCTGGCTATATCTCCCATAGGAGTACCGGTCTCTAGTTCTTGTGCCGCCGTTTTACACAAGTCTGAAGAGACGTCATCATAGATCACGCCGGAAGTAGAGAGCTTACTGATCATAGTCTCTCTAGTTCCCTCCAGGCATAGTCTCAAATCATTGAGCTCATCTATTGGATTGTAGTGGCTCATATGATCTCTGTCCGAACCCGAATGTGCTGAAGCGGTCTTTTCTTTGTCCCCTAGCTTAATGCCAAATGCCTCAGCAAAAGCATCCTCGGTAACACCGGCTGTCTTGTATTGCCCGGTAGGTTCGGCGTAATCACTTGATCCAACCTTGCTGAGCATAGGATTGCCTCCGTCATTCAAGTCTTTGAGGACAGTGCCAGGGTTAGCTGGGCCACCTTCAAAGGTGACATTCCGCATCTCCCCAGCCTTCTCAAACTCCGTCAGGTAGGCATTGGTATTGGCAAACTCACATACCCGCTT